CGAGTACGACATGGGCGCTTTTGTCGAGCGCATCGAGCCGGGTGCCTTGGGCGACCTGCGCAGCTACGACGTACACGCCTTATACAATCACAACTACGACCAAGTGCTAGCGCGGTCGAAGTACGGCGAGGGCACCCTGGCCCTGGAGCAAGACGACAACGGGCTAAAGTTCCGTTTCGACCTGCCCGAAACCACAACCGGAAACGAGGTACGCACCCTGGTAGCCCGCGGCGACGTGGATCAAGCCAGCTGGGCCTTTACCGTAAAGAAAGAACGCTGGGAGAACGTCCGCAGCGAAAAGCCCGTGCGTATCATTGAGGCAATCGGCGAAATGTACGATATTAGCCTTACGCCGCGCGGAGCCAACCCAACTACGTCCGTAGCACTACGGTCGCTAGAAGAAGCCCTAAAGGCTGAACAACCCGAACAATTAACCCAAAACCCCGAACCCGTGGAAAATCACGAACAAGAGGCAGAAGTACGCGCTAACGCTTTCGTTGACGCGTCTGCTGTGCAGGGCAAGCTTTCCAAGTCGGAAGAGCGCAACCTTGCCAAATTTAACCTTATCAAGGCCATCAACGAAGCCCGCGCCGGAAAATTGACTGGCGTAGAAGCCGAAGTTAACCAGGAAGGCATGAACGAAAAGCGCAAGCTTGGAGTAGACGTGCGCGATATGCACGCCGTTAACCTGCCCGAAATGTTTACCAAGCGTACCCAAACCGTAACCGGTGGTACCAACGGTAACCTGGGTGGCGACTTGGTTTTCACCGACCCAGCTCGTTACATCGATTTTTTGTACCCGAACACCCCGCTTTTGCAGCAAGTTTCGGTAGCTGAAAACCTGGTAGGTAACGTATCGTTCCCGCGCCAAACCGCTGCCTACTCACTGAACTGGAAGACGGAAACCGGAGCCGACACTGCTCAAGACATCACGTTCGACAACGTAGTTATGAGCCCTAAGCGTGCCGTAATCACTGCTTCTATGTCTAACCAGCTTCTCCGTCAAGAGTACAGCCGTGGCATCGAACAGCGTATCATCAACCAGCTGAACCTTTCGTTCAACAAGGGCATGGAAGACGTTATCCTCAAGGGTACCGGAACCAACAACCAGCCTACTGGTATTTACACCGCTTTGGACGGTCAAAAGCTGACCATCGGTGCCATCGACTACGCCGACCTTATCGCTTTCGAAAGCGCTTTGGCTAACGCCGACGCTTTGGCTGGTAACCTGGCTTACGTTACGCACCCCGCCGTATTGGCCAAACTGAAGCAGACCAAGCTCGACGCTGGTTCGGGCCGTTTCCTCGTTGAGGGCACGCTGAACCCAGTTATGACCGCCAACGGTTACAACATCCTTTCGACCACGCTTTCACCGAAGTACACCACGCCGGACCCCGACGAGTACGGTATGGTATTCGGTAACTGGAGCGACGTGCAGGTAGGATTTTGGGGCGGTGCTACCCTTATGGTAGACCCCTACACGAACATGAAATCTTCAATCGTAGAAATCTACCTGGAGCGCTTCATGGACGTAGCCGTATTGCGCGACGCTTCTTTTGCTTTGGCTAAAGACATCACGATCTAAACATGGTAACGGTTAGCAGTTATACTCCAATTACGGTAAACCTTACCGAATTGAAAAGTTTTTGCCGCGTAGACGGGAGTGCAGATGATGCACTCCTAACTATGCTTTTTAGCGCAGCGGTAGAAGAGTTTAACAGCTACACCGGCTACCGTTTAGGTTCTACAACTGTAACAGTGGACACCACGGGGGAAGCGAGCTATACGCTCCCCCTGGGTCCGGTTACGGCTATCACTAGCGTTACGGCGTACGACGACGAAGGCAACGCCACCACCTTGGCCCTTTACACGGATTACGATTTCATCAACACCGTAATCACCCTGGATGAGGTACCCCCGCGTATGCGGATTATCTACACCTGCGGCGATACCAACCCGCCCGCAGACATCAAACACGCGCTGTACCAACGCGTTAAATTTGGTTTCGACTACGGCGACGACTTACCGTACAATACAAACCGCTTCTTTGACCGCCTAGCGTTCCGCTACCGCCAAAACTTTAGCTAATGCTTGACCTGCGCGTAGAGCTTTTTCAGCCGACGGCTATACCCAACAATAGCGGCCAGGTCATCAAGTCCTGGGCCAGCGCGGGTACATTCTACGCGGGCCGCGAAGTATTGCCGCAGGCCGGAAGCGAGGCTATGCCCTACGACCAAATGACCAGCTCAGCGGTGTACACTTGGCGCTTGCGCTTCGGAAACCCAGTGCGCCCCAACTGGCGTCTAGTTTTTGGCGAAGAGGACTACGATATAATCAGCGTCGTGCCCGAAGGGCGTCGCCGTTATTTGCTGGTTAAAACCCGACTGCGGGACAATGGCACGCGGTAACACCGTCTACCTGCGCAGCGAAAGCGGACGCGTAGAAGATTTCGACCAGTTCCGCAAAAAGTTAAGCAAATTAGCCACCCCCGAAAATTTGCGTTTTAAGGAGCTTCGGGCAATACTTAAGCGCGAAGCACAGCCCATAGTTCAAAAAGCCCGCCTAGAGGCTTACAATAGCCTTAAAACGAAAGGCAGGTACCGGAACCGAAAAGGTGAAACGGTAGAGAAAAACACGAAAGGCGCTTTTTACAATTTGTACCGAAGCATTGATTCGTTCGCCAACAAGGGAACGGTCAAGGCTTACGTCGTAGTCGGCCTGCGCAGCAAAGACAAAGACGGGGCGTACTATGCGCCATGGCAGCTTTTCGGTGGCACTAAAAAGCGGTTCACCGCCAAACGCTTTATAGATAAAGCAGTTAACGACACGGCCGTAACTGAAAAAGCGCAGAAAGTTATTACTAACTTTGTACAAAAGCGGATAAAACAGCACCTGCGGTGAACTACTTACAGTACATATACGACGCGGTTAATGCCAGCACGGCAGTGCCAGTGTATTCGTACGCAGCCCCGCAGGGCGTAGCGCAGGATTTTATAGTAATTCGGATGAACGGCATTGACGTTACCGAAACCAAAGACGAGTACAAAGCCGAGCGCGTAGCGGCTACGCTTTTCATGCACTTTGCTAACGCTGACACGGCCCAGGCACAGTTAAGCCAAATACGCCACAACCTGCAACACTACCCGCGTGTTATGCAAATGTACGAGCAGTACGTCGAGGGCGACCTAGGTACGCTTGAGGGCGAGGACTGCGCAGCCGAGCAAATGGGCGTAGCAGCCGAAACAACTTTTACCCTGGCCTACATGGACGGGGCACAATTTTTCTACAACGAAGACGACGAAACCGTTATACTAGCGGCAGATTTCACATTCCTAATTAATTACTAAAATGGCTACATTAAGCGGCGGCGAAGTTCGCCTATTCATGAGCGTGGACGGCGGAACGACCTACAAAGCGTTTGCGTCGGAAACCGAAACCAGCTTCGAGATGAACGCGGAAACGCGCGAAACCACGAGCAAAGACGCGGCAGTATTCCGCACCTACGTAACGAGCGCTAAGACCTGGAGCATTTCCGGCAGCACCATTCTCGACGACGACAGTTCAACCGCATGGAACGCAGACGAGCTTTACGCCAAGGTTGGCGATATTGTCAAGCTTCGCATCACGCAGGTAGCGGCCGGCACGGTTACCCCCGTAACTGGCGAAACCAAAATCGAAGGCGACGCTATTCTCACGCAGCTTTCGGTATCAGCTCCGGACAAAGACAACGGCAGCGTATCGTTCAGCCTTAGCGGAACGGGTGCCTGGACTGTAGGAACCAACTAATAAGCAAAGCGATGGAAGGGAAAAAGTTTACGCTGGGGGCAGCGCTTCTGTTTGAAGAGGTATCGGGAAAAACCGTTACCGACATGGGAAATCTTGGCCTGGCAGACATGCTAGCCATGCTTTATGCTCAAGAATTTTGGGACGTGAACGGACGGCCCAGCTTCGACGAGTTTAAGGCTATGGCAGGGACTTGGGATATTTCCGAACTTACCCAGCGGCTTAACGGCCCTTTTTCCCAGCCGGCGGCCCAGTAGACGTACTGGGTCAGCTGGTGGGGCGTCTAGGCATAGCGCCTAGCGAAGCTAAAGGGCTGACGTTGCGGGAGCTTGAATCCATAATGAAACATGGGCTTGAGCATGAAAAAAACAACTGGCGCCGGTTTCGGTGGCTGGCCACGATATTAGTAAACATAAGCGGCAAGACCATGAAGAACACAATGGTCGAAACTGACTTAATGCAATTTGAAGACGAACAAAAAGTAAGCAGCTTACGAAAGCTTTTAGACAGCTATGGCAAACGACGTAACCAGTAAGGTAATACTTGGGCTAGACCCCAGCGAGTTTCGCCGTGGGATACAGCAGGTAGACGCCAAGCTCAAGGAAACCAGCAAGCTGTTTAGCAATCTTGGGCAGGTTATTGGCGCCAGCTTTGCCGTAGCGTCCATACAACAGTTCGTAAGCGAAAGCATTATTTTAGCACGCCAAGCCGAAGGCGTTAAAAACGCGTTTGATGCGTTAAACAGCCCGCAGATACTAGACAACCTACGCGCAGCCGTGCGCGGAACCGTCAGCGACCTGGAGCTAATGAAGTCGGCAAACCAGGCCGCGGCTATCGGCATTGAAATGAACGACCTGGCCAAGGTAATGGCCTACGTTTCAAAGTACGCACGCGCCACGGGTCAAGACATGCAGACCCTAATGAGCGACGCCACGCTTGAGCTTGTGCGTCAAACGGGTTTGCGTTTGGACCAGTTAGGTATTTCGCTTGTCAATGTGCGCGAGCGCATGAAGAAAACGGGCGATTTTACAAAGGCCGTACTGGCGGAAATGGCCGAAAACACCAAAAAGTTCGGCGACGAAACCGAAACAGCTGCCGAAAAGCTAGACCGACTTACGGCCACCATTGAGAACCAAAAGACGGCTTTGGGCACAAAGCTTTTGCCGGTTTATTCGTGGTTCCTTGGGCAGTTTGAGCAGATACTAAACATCGTCCCGCTTGCTGAAGACGCACTAGCGGATTTTCTAAGCACGGCCGCCAAGGTGCCCATGTCGCTTTTAGGCGGCGTAGACCAAGCCAATGGCCAGGCCATGGCTGGCGAGCAGGCATTTTTAGCAAACCGCCAAAAGGCGCTAGCGGCAGCGCTAGCCGGTGGCCAGGGACCGACTACGTTTGGCACGCAACCAGCTAAAGGACCAGTACAAACCCTGGAGCTTTTACGTGGCCAGCTAGCCGACTACACCGCCCAGCTCGAAAAGGCCGAAATTGGCAGCAAGGCTTTTGTAACGGCACAAGCCAAGGTAAGGGAGCTTACCGACGAAATAGCCAGGCTTACCGGCAAAACAAAAGAGTACAACTTTGAGGTACAAAAGCAGGACTACGTAATTGTAGGAAAACGCCTGCGCGAGTTAGGCAATAGCGGTACCCAGGTATTCGAGGGCTTGACCGTTAAGGCTAACGGGTTCATGGAGGCCATAAGCAAAATGCCGGATATCATTCAAAAGCAGGTTATTCCGTCCATTGAAAAAATGCAGTTTGCCTACAATGAATTGAATTCTAGTAGCGACGCCGGGACGCGCCACCGGCAGGAAACGCAAGACCTGAAAAACGCCGAAGAAATGTATAACCGATATGCCGAAATGGTTTCGGGCGCGGCGGGCGTAATGATTGACAGCTGGGGCCAAGCAAAAGAGGCAGGGCTTGATTATTTCGAGGTAATGGCAGCCAACCTAAAGTCGTACCTAGAACAAATTAGCAAGGTCATTTTGCAGACGTTTGTTTTGAGTGCCGTGAGCAGCGCGCTGACGGGTAACCCATTCGCCAGCACATTCGTGCAGAACATGGCGCGAGGTAACTTTAACTTTACCGGAACGGTTAGCGGCTTTGATTTGCTGCTAAACCAAAACCGTAACGAAAGATTAAGAAACAATACTAGGTAATGGCAAGGCAGCGTTTCGCGTGGTCGGATTCCAAGGGCTACACCATTAAGCTTTTTGCCGACACGGACCAAACAAGTTACAACCCGTTTGAGTTTGAAACGGCGGAGTGGTCCGTAACATACGACGCCCAAGACGCCTACGTACCAGGCATAGTGCCTAGCCGTTTCGAGGTGCGGGCACTGCTTTCCACGTTCCCTTTTGCACCAGCGCTCGAGCAGGTGGCCAAAGATTCCGACGGTATTTTCTACATGGAATTGTGGAATGGCTTAAGCAAGGAGTGGAGCGGAGCGATTACCCCAGCGGCTTGTACCATTGAGGTAATCAATGGCGCCAGGGTCATGACTATAATTGCCGCAGACGGCTTTTACAAGCTTGACCTGCCCAGCTCAATGTACACCTTTTCCGGGAACAAACGCCTAATCGTACAGCTGGGGGATATATTCACGCGCCTAGATATAGACCGTTTGTTTGACGGTATAGCGGTGAGCGAAACAACGCGCCAGGGACTTGAGGCATTCCCGTTCCAATACGACGGGCTTTACAACACGCTGTCAAAGCACGAGCTTTTTTATTACGACGAGAACAAAAACTACCGAACCTACCGCGAGGTCATAAATGATATTTTGACCTGCTTTGGTATGCGTATGTATCAAGACAAAGGCTTTATAGTTTTTCAAGACCTTACCAGGGTAAACGACAGCACGTACAGCTTTTACACAATGGCCGGGACGTTTATTTTGCGTCGCGCATTTACAAGCACGCAGACGCTTCCGGTGCTAGCTGGCGGTACCAAAATGTACCTACCGGCCGTTAAGCAGTTTGATATAGTCCACGAGTACGGCAGCACGCAGTTTGCGTACCAGGACACGCTACGCCTGGTTCAGCACACGGTAATTACTGGCACCAGCTCAAACCCCGTATATACGACCGCGCAAGGCATACCCTTGGGCACTTACGTTGGCGACGGTAGTACGCACTTTGACTTTTTCAATACCACAATGCGTACCCGCGCTAGTTACGACGGTGCGTACCATAGTCATTACACCATTGAGTTTAGGCTTTGGCTGGTGTACGGAACGCAAAGCACCGATAGCAGCACTTGGGGCACTAATTTGTACATGGCCTTTCAAGAAAGCGGAAACATTAACGCGGGCGGAGTGCCAGGGGTAATTAACGTGGAGTACAACCTAAACAATTACCACATACCAGCTACGCCAGTTTTGGGACGCGACCAGGTATGGCTTTACCTAGAGGCGGTGCAGGTCGACGGCGATGCGTTGAGCCTTTCAGCGCCTACAATGAAGTACGACATACGCCTGCACGGCACGGGGCAAAACCAAACCACCTACCGGGCAGACAACAGCGCGCGGATCATGGGCGAGAAGGTGGAGCTGCGAACGCGTTTGGGCGATATCACGGCAGGCACCCCGAGCACCCAGGCACTGCTTTACCCAGCCGGTAATAACATTGACGACTGGATCGAGTACCGTTTTGACGGCGGCACCAGCGTAAGTACGTTTAATGCCCTTTTGCAAATCACCGCCCAGCGCCTAAACATGCAGCGCGGACAGCCGCAGGAATACTACGAAATAGATATGCACGGCACGGCACGCTTTACGCATTTCGGGTACTGGGGCTTGAGCTATTACATACCCATCTCGCTGACCTACACCTGGGACAGCTGCCGGGCTACGTACGTGCAGTTTTTCAGCTATGAGCTGGTCCCTAACAATTTGCTAGTAAAACGTCCGACCTTTGAACTAGAAGCGTAATGCAGCAAACCAATTACTTTCCCCCGAATCTAGCCTACTATGCCTACGTCTACGCGGACGGTGGTATAATAGAGTTCAATACCTGCACCCTATGAACACGGCACAATTTATAACTATCTTTACTGGTGGAAACTACGCCGCCCCGATTTGGGACGCTTACGAGGCCTATGTACTGGCCGACAGCGGTACCGTTGAGGCGCGCGAGTGCACCACAAACGCAATCGCAAACCTGCTATGAGTACGCCATTTTACGACCTTGCTAGCCTAGTAGTAGTCCCCAGCGGCTACAAAAGCGGGAAAATCTACGCCCAAAAGCCCCTTACTACCGACGGGCAGCTAACCTTTACCCGCGCCAGTAACGCCACCCGCGTGGCCTCAAATGGCCTTATTGAGCAGGTGCGCACGAATGTTGTT